AAGACTGGAAGTTTAGCTTAGAGAGAATGTTATCTTTCTACATACAGTGGGAAGAGTATGAAAAGTGTGCCGTGTGTAAACAACTAATAGACATACTTGATAGTGAAACTAAAAGTAATTAGATACAGCTCACAAGCAGATAGCACAAGCGGACTGCTTTTTGAGGAAAGTGAATTAGGTTTAAGGTTTCTCTGTTATACTTTAGAAGACGAATACAGAGCTTTAAAGGTTAGAGGAGAGACTAGAATACCAGAAGGTACATACGAATTAAAACTCAGAACTGAAGGTGGATTTCATCAAAGGTACACTAAAAAATATCCTGATATACATCGTGGTATGTTGCATGTCACTGATGTTCCTGGTTTTGAGTATATCCTTATACATACTGGAAATACTGATGAACACACTGCTGGTTGCCTCATCGTGGGTGATACGCAGTCCAATAACAGTATCATTAAAGACGGCTTTGTTGGGCAATCCGTCAATGCGTATAAAAGAATTTACCCAAGTATTGCGAGAGTATTGGAAAAAGGTGATACAGTAACAATACAATATATAACTATTGATAATAACATAAATATTTAAAAAAATGCCAGGACACGTAAATAAAAAAGCAAAAGGCGGTATGAGATACAAAGCCAAAAAAGGCAGCAAGCTAGGAATGGTTAGTGTTGAAACAGGGTTTGACAACAATCCAGAAGTAACTAGAGCTGACGTGATACAAGGAGCTAAAAAGAAAAAAGGAGAAGCTAAAGGAGGAATGAAAATGAAAGCTAAAAAAGCTAGATATGGTATGAAGATGAAGGCTAAAAAAGATAAAAAGGCACTTCACGGTATGGAAACTTCGCACCCACAAGTTGCTATGTATGGAATGAAACCAAAACCACAAATGTCTAAAATGGGTAGCAAGTTAGCGCCAGATAATAACTACGACATGCTCGACAAACAACAATCATAATTATGCCAGGACATTACGACAAAATAAAAAAAAGTGAGTCGGGTAAAGTGCCCGCTTATAAGCCAGGTTTTCCATTTACTAGGGACAAAAAATCTCCACATTCATTAGACGTATTGCAAGACGCTATTCGTAGAGATAGTACATATCTTGAAGGAGAAGGCGCATTTAAAAAGTTTTTTAGAAAATCTTTTGAAGATACGGAGACAAAAATTCCTAGTCGTGAAAAGAAATTACAAATAAACAGAGAGTATAGAGATAAGATGACTTTTAAAGTGGGAGGCAAAGTGTCCGACCAGGATTTGGGAAACATGAAAGCTAAATTTGGTATGCTAGGTAGAACTTTTAAAACAGACTAACATGCATTGTAAAGGCAAAAAAACATCCTTCGGCGGTAAAAAAAGCTCTTTCAAGAGATTTGATAACGGAGGTCTGACAACCACAGAAAAAAACGAAAAAGACCAAAATAAACAAAGCGACAAAAAACCTGCTAGTACATCTGCTACAGGAAGTCCTAGAATATTAGAGCCTGATGCTTTAAATAAAAGCCTTGTCGGCTTAGGCACAGGAGCTGGTATAGCTACTGCAGGCTTAGTTGGTTATGGATTATACAAAGGCGTCAAAGCTGGAGTAGATGCTATTAGAAAATCAAGAGAGCCTTTCAGACAGGCTATTCAAGACAGAAAGGCACAAAGACGTGCTGATAGGTTAATGCTTAGGGCGGATAAGGCTGACTACAAAGCTGCTGGTATGGGGAAAGAAGGGAGAAAAATAATAAGAGAAACTAGAAAAGAAATGAGACAAGCAAGAAGAAAAAAGTTTTTGCAGGATAAGGCTATGCAATTAAGTAATGCAAGTGCAGAAGCAAAACCAAAAAAAGCTGCAGCTGGAATATTAGCTGTGGCTGCACCTTTGTTAAAAAAAGCTGCAGTAAGTGCTGTTGCTAATATGGCTGTTAAAAAATTGATGCCAGAGAAAAAAGCGGCAAATGGATTTTTAGCTTATATAAAAACCTTACCTACGGGCTCACGAACGGTTAGGAAAATCAGAACAGATTTTGCAAAACCAAACGTTAAAAACACTAATTTGAAACCTATGAAGCCTGTTAAAAAATTAACAAAACCTAATATTAAAGCAAGATTTTAAAAAAATAATTATATGTGTAGTATATTTTGTATTTTAGGCGGTGGCGGTGGCTGCGGCTGTGGAGGAAAATAATGAAGAATTTGTTTAAGATAGAAAAGGACGGTAATGTTTTATTGCAGGACCAAACGATAGCTCTGGCACCAGAGCTTTTCGCGTTGTATAAGCATAAAGACTACGGAAGTAGAGCTATTAGATGGATAGTAAGTATGTATGACTATAATAGTCCTTACAGAAACTTGCCAGAAAAAGAAAGAAAAGAACAGGTGACTACTGACGTATACGGCAAGCGCTCTTTTTACAAACTAGAAAAAGAAATAGTAAAAGAGGCTGCTAATAAATATAAAAAGTTGCAATACGACCCACTGCTTGAGCAGTATAGTGTATTCAACGAAAAGTTGGCACAGTTTAACGAATATGTAAAACTAATGCCAATAACAGGAGATAACGCAACGGAGCTACAGAAAGTTATGTTAGGTGTAGATAAAATTATGGAGGCTAGAGAGAAGTTGCGAAAAGTAATAATAGCTCGTGGCGAGGAAGATGATACAATTCATGGAGGCGGCGAGCTTTCGTTCTTAGAAATATTGCAATAATTGGCTAACTATAATCCTATATCAAAAAACGGTATACCCGAACTTAAGTTTGGTTCTTCAGAATTTATGAAGTTTTGGAACAAAGAGCTTGATAGATGTAAGAATGGATATAAGCCTACTAACGGAGAGTGGATACCTGGTAGTTATTATTTTTATTTAAACTACTGTAGTATTCTATCAAACAAAGATGGTTCTTCTAGAAAGTCTTTGAATAACCCAGATTATCGAGACCAAGACCATGAGTATTTTTCTTTAGTGAATCAAGCAAAAGAAGAAGGTAAAGGTTTGATAGTTTTGAAAGCTAGGGATAAGGGCTTTTCTTACATGAACTCAGGTCTTGCTCTGTGGGAGTGGACATTCTTTCCAAACAACGAAATAGGTATAGGTGCTCCAACGCCATCTTATGTCTCTGCTATGAGAACTAAGATAACAAATATGTGGAACGACCTACCTAATGAATTCAAGCTAAGAAAAGATTTGAAAGATAACGAAAAAACTATGATGTCTGGATATCAAGTTAAAGAGAAAGGTGTTTGGATAGAGAAAGGTAATCGTTCTATTATGCATTTTAGAACTATGGACAATCCAGATATGTTTAGGGGTGAGCGTTTAGCTATGATGATATTAGATGAGGCTGGTGAGTTTAAAAAACTAATCAGAGCTTACATGGCGTCTCAAGCATGTTTCATGGATGGGTCTGTGCAGTTTGGTGTACCAATAATAGGTGGTACATCTAACACTATGAGAGCTGGAAACGATGACTTTATGGAGTTGTTTTATGAGTATGAAAAATATAATCTACTACAGTTATTTATACCAGCTAGTAAAGTATATCACGGCTTCTTCAATATTAAGACTGGAGAGTCTGACGAGATAGGAGCATCTGAAGATATAGAGCTAAAAAGAGAAAGGCTCAAGGGAGGTAAAGATAAGTCAGCATACTACCTATATGTTCAAGAATATCCTCTGACGCCTGAGGATGCCTTCATGTCTACAAATAAATCATTATTAGATTTAGAATCAATAAATAACCAAAGAGCATTATTATTAGCCAATGACAAATACAGGAACATGGTCTCTACTGGAGACTTGGTCTGGGTATCCGAAACAAGTGATGTTACCAAAAACTTGGTACAATGGGTGCCCAACCCTGATGGTAAATTACAAATATTATATCATCCAGAACACACCGCAAAGTACCTAGACATAGGTGGAGTAGATAGTTATTATCAGGAAGATTCTAAAACATCAGACTCAAAAGGTGCTTGTATAATATACAGAAGATTTTCTGGCACAGACATGCCTGGTGAGTTACCAGTGTGTATGTATAATGATAGGCCGTATACAAAAGAAGAGTTTTATGACACTTGTTTAAAAATGGCCGTATATTACAATTCAGAGCTGTTGGTAGAATATACCGATGAATTGTTTTTCAAGTATTTTGAAAACAGGAATGCTTTGAAGTATTTAAAAAAGAGGCCAAAAGCTGCTGATTCTCCTTGGTCAAGAGTTTCAAACAGATTTGGTGTACATATGAAGTCGTATCAAAAGAATATGATTACAGAGTTGTTAGACGATTATGTAAAGAAAAACTGCGACAGCATTATGTTTTTAGACATATTAGATGACCTAAGTGTTTATGGTTTTAAGAATACAGACCTCGCTATGGCTTTTGGTTTGTGTTTGATGCACGACTTAGATAATGCAAAAATCATGGTTAGACACGCAGAAACAGAAGAACTAGGACTACATATACCGCACTTTACAAGAGTAGGCGGACTTATAAAACCAATTAACTAATGGCATATAATTCAACATTTCCAAAACAAAATATACCAGATAGCGAGAAGACTAAAGAATGGTGTAAAAACATGGTCGACGCTGTGACAAGATATCATGGCAACAGTGTAAGAGCCACAAGAGAGAGAAGAAAAGATTATGATAATTATATGCTTTTTAATGGCTTGTTTGACCAAAGACAGTTCGAATACATAACAAACACTTATGGATTAGCTACGCCAGCACGTTTGGTAAACTATCCAATAATACAACCTAAGGTAGATTTAATGGTTGGTGAGTTTGTGCAGCAGCCTTTGAAGTATAATGTGCACACAGTAAACACAGAGGCTATATCTAGAAAGTTAGACAAAAGAACTGAAATGGTAACTGATTATGTAATGGCTCCTATAATAAAAGAGATAGAAAAAGAGATAGGAGCTAGTCTTGGTATGAATAACGATGTGTTACAGCAGATAATACCTGATGACTTAGAAGACTTTTTAGCTAAAAACTACAGAGAGAATGTAGAGGAGATGGTTTACAATGGCTTAAATTACCTTAGCTATAAGTATTCTCTAAAAGATATATTTAAAAGAGGCTTGTATGATTTGTGTATTACTGGTAAAGAGTTTTACAAA